CTGAGCTTGTAACGAATTGTACAAGGGTACAGAAAGATGCAATTCAGTCAATGATCGATATCGGAATAAGAAAACATATGGGAACAGATGAGCTTGCAAGGTTTATCCGTCCCTGTATTGGTTTAACAAAGCCACAGACTCAGGCAGCTATGAAGTATTATGAGACGATCAAGGCAGAGTTGGAGAAGAAACACCCAAGAACAAAGCCAGAAAAGATTGAACAGATGGCAAGAAACAAGCAGATGAAGTATGCAGAACGTCAGCTCAGAGAAAGAGCAAAGACGATTGCACAGACCGAAAGAGCATTTGCCTATGAGTATGGCAGATACCAGCATACAAAGAATCTTGTTGATCAGGGTATATTACCACCACAGGACAAAAAATGGTCCGCAACGGACAGTGAGAATACATGCAGCACATGTAGAGAACTGAACGGAAAAGTTGTTGGAATGGACGAAGAATTTGCCCCAGGTAAGCTACTTTCTCCGCTTCATCCGAGGTGTAAATGCTGTGTTATGTATGTCAATTCAAAATCTATGACCGCAGCGTATGAAACAGAAGAAGATGAACTGCGAGAGTACAGCACAGAGGAAATAGAGACTCATGCTAATAAAATGTCAGAGATTGCAGACAAACATCTTGATCTTGAAAGCTCATGGAGTGGAAAGGTCGTAGTTGATGATGATTCTGGTGTTTATGGTATCCAGTGGAACGGAGATATTATAACCAGACATGAAACAGCCCCACATATTTTGTTACATGAACAGTTACACGCTAGATCAGTTACAAAATATGATCATAAAATGTATAAACAGTATGAGAACATGGAAGAGGGTTCGGTACAGTTTGCAGCACAGGAGATTAGCAAGAAAGAGAATATACAAATTCTTGAATCACAGTACGATCATATGACAGAAGCTTTAAGAAATATAAATAAAGTTGCTGGGTTATTTAAAAATGATTATGATTTTGCAATGAAACTTATTTCTGTTCCGTTACCAGATAGGTATGACTGGCTGAATAATATGATCTATGATAAAATGATGTTATCAGGAAATATTGAAGATTATCAGAAGGTATCGCACTGGATGGAGGCTTTAGAAAATGGAAAAACATCTTGAATTAAAAGAAAGATTCGATCAGCTAATGAAACAAGATATGGATGTATCAGAACACGAACAAGAATGGTTTGAATTACTGGACGACATGCATGAATGGTTAAAGGATAAGACAATTCCGAGAAATATTCGTAGGCAGTTTGAACCTTTAGGGATGTTAGAAGTAACTATGAAAATCTGTGACGGAATCCATTATGCAAATGGAACTGGACGATATGCAAAGAAAGAAGAATGATGAAGTACAAAGCAATAGAGCAGACAGTTCAGGCAGTGCAGATCACACCTGATATTGATATGATCGCCCCTGACTGGTTCACAAAGAAAATGAATACCGAAGAAATTATGATAGATCGTACACAGCGTGACGGAGCAATCTCCGTTATTGGATGTACGATCTATTTTAATGCACGGAAATATAAAGGCAGCAGACTTGTTGCAAGAATAGGAGACTACGTTGTAAAAGATTCAGTCGGTCGGTTGAATGTAGTTCGCAAGAAAGACTTTGATCGGCTGTATAAGAAGGAGGAAGCATGAGATATTTTAACGATTATATACGATCCCCAGCACAGACACAGGACAGTATACGAAAGTCCTTGAATCGAGTAGATATTACTAAGAAGGACGAAGAAAAGCAGTACGTCTTTGGATGGGCTAAGATTGCAGTCGATGAGAATGGAAATCAGCTGGTTGACCGCCAGAACGATTTAATTGATCCGGAAGAACTAGAACAGACAGCATATACCTATGTAGAGTTCTATCGTGAAGCAGGAGAGATGCACGAGCGAGGCGGTGCAGGCGTTTTAATCGAGAGTATTATATTCACTAAGGAAAAGATGAAAACTCTTGGTATAGAGGAAGGTACGTTGCCAGAGGGCTGGTGGGTTGGATTCCATATCACAGACGATGAAGTATGGGCAAAGATCAAAGACGGAACTTATACGATGTTCAGTATTGAGGGCAAAGCGAAACGTATTGAAGTCGAGGAGGAAGAATGATGGACAAATATATTGGTGCAAAATTGATTCAGGCAGAACCAGAAAGAAATCCGGTCACAAAGGAAATCACAGGATACAAGGTTGTATACCCAGATGGGTACGAATCATGGTCTCCGAAAGATGTTTTTGAGAAAGCATATATGAAAGTGAATGATAATAAAAATCTTCCATCTGGAGTAAGTATCGGACCAGAAATGGTCGATGATTTTATTGCATCTACGGAGACAATCACGATGGGAGAGACAACAACAGTTGTTCGTTGTGTGCTTCGAAATGGTTTTGATATCGTGGAATCATCTTCGTGTGTTGATCCAAAGAATTACGATGAAAAGATCGGCAAAGATATTTGCATGGGAAGTATCAAAAACAAGATCTGGGAACTGTTAGGATTTTTGCTGCAACAGGCGTGGCAAGGAATTAACTAGGAGATGATCGCATTCTTAAGATTAAGAAATCACACCGACAGGATGAATGGATCGTGTACAATCCTGATTGCTTTGAATTGCATCATACGCACTGTAGGAATAAAAGAGTTGCGATCGCAATCAAGAAGAACGTGGAACGTAGAAGAGTTCCAACATCCAGAAATCTAAGAACCTTGGAAAGTCACATAAGACTGACAGGGAACAAGAACTATAAAAGAAAGATTCAGAAGATCATTGAAGAAGTAAAATCTGAAAGGAAAAACTGAAATTTAGTCTTAAATTAGTTAAAAATTAAGCTAAATCTAAAATTTAGTTCAAAAAATAGCTAAATAGTTCAATTAATAGACCAACTAAGGACCATTTTGCAAAAAATGCAAATTGGTCTATTTTTTGTGTTTGAAACTGCACTTTGCGTTTTTGAAACTGCACTTTGCGTTTTTGAAACTCGAATAATCGTGTTGAAACTCGAAAAAGTGTCGTTAGAAAGGAGGAAACATGAAAACAAAAGGAAAGACAAAGCTTTCTGATCTGGAAGTAAAAAAGATCGATGCAGTAGACATCGGAGCAGATCAGAAAGCAAATATCCTGATTAAAAAGAGAGGAGGTGCAGAAGAACCGAAGGGAAACTTTTTCAAGCGATTCTTTAATGCGTTTTGTGACAGCTTAGGAGTAAATTCAGAAGATGTCAGAAAGTCCATGGAAGATGAAGCAACATCATTTGATGATGTAATGAATGAAAAGAAGATCTACGACGTGAGGGATCAGATCTGGAATGCCTGCAACTCTCTGGAGCAGTCGATTGTATCAATTCTACTCGATAAAGAGTGTGAGGATAAACAGGCAGCAATCGCACAGAGCATTGATCAGTTTAAGGCATTTTCGGATGATGCATCCAAGTCTTGGATCAAATTAGAACGTGCAGCAACAGACAAAGAAGATACTGTTGTTGCGGATGATTTTGAGATCGCAAAAATGCAAGAGGTAATTGAGAAATCTTGCGATCCTGAAACTATTAACAAAGAAAAAGAAGAAAAGGAGAATGAAATGGCATTTGATATTTCAAATATGACAGAGGAAGAAAAGAAAGAAGCATTAAAAGCATTACAGGATGATGCAAATGCAAAAAAAGAGGATACTGCAAAAAGAGCTGATATTGATGGACAGGTTCAGGAAGCAGTGAATAAAGCAATGGAAGGTGTTACAAAGGACTTCACTTCTATGATGAAGAAGATCATGGAACCAATCCAGAAGAGAGCAGAGGAAGCAGAACAGAAGTCCTTAGAAGAAGTTGCTAAGAAGTATGAACTCTTAGGAACAAAAGCAGAGGAATTAGTGCCAGTTCTGAAATCCATGAAAGCAACATCCGATGAAGCGTATAACAACTTCATTGCATCCATGGATAACAACCTTGCGGTAATTCAGAAATCAGGTCTGTTTGAGGAAATCGGTAAATCTGGTGGAGCTCACACAGGAAATGACGATACAGAAGGTGTTGCAAAGATGAACGCAAAGGTAGCAGAGATCAAAAAGTCTATGCCAAACCTTACTGATGCACAGGCACAGGATATCGTTATGCAGAATGATCCTGAATTAAGAGCAATGTTCGATAAATAAGAAAGGAGGTACAGAGAAGATGGCAAACAGAACATATGAATACAATCCAACTGGTGGAAGTCCAGTGATCAATGTTACAGCTGGAGCAGAACTCAAAACAGCCGTAGCGGTTTTATTAACAAAAGATGGAGCAAAA